AACCATTCTATTAATTAAACTTTGTCTTAATTCTTCATTGTAATCAAAATGACTGTGATGGTATTCCATCGATATTGTTTTCACTTTCATTAAATTTTCATCACTAATCCCTTTCAATGCGTGGTGTTCAGCTCCTTCGATATCTATTTTTAAGAAATCTATTTTATCCACAAGTCCCGTTTCAAAAAGATAATTTAATGTATATGTTCTAACCTTATATTCTTTAGCACCTTCTTGTGTACCGAATAAATTGGAACCACCTAAGTGAGTACTTTCAAATAAATTTAATTCCCCAATAGAATCACTTGCGGCAGCGTTGAACAATACTGAACGTGGGTCCGCATTTAGTGAAAGTAATTTAAAGTATCTCTTATCAGGTTCAAATGATATTACTCTACTTGCCCCTTGACTATAAGCCCATCTATTGAAGACTCCGATGTTACCGCCTAAGTCAACAACAGTGTCACCTTCGTTAATTGTTCTTTCCCTATTCTTATAGTAATCTAATAAGTTAAAAATCTCATGGAAGATGGCAACGGCCCAACCAAACTTAGATGCTACATCCATAGTTGAACCTTCGTATTGAAAATACTTCGAGAAGTTTTCAACTTTATAAACATCTGTGTAGAAACTGTGTGATTTATAAAATGATTTATCTCTTTGCATTTTAATAAATTCAATCATTTTATCCGAAATCTCGGCGTTCTTATTACCGTGGAAGTAAACGATTTTAGATTTATCTTTCGGTATGAATTGATAACCAAATATTCTATCAAAATTTTGTGGACCTTCCTCGTTCCAAAATTTATAAAATTGGTGTAATGTTTTATCAATAAAACCAGCATCTCCATCATAAGATGATGTATCAAAATTAGATAGAGGTAAATGTTTCGTGTGACCGTGTTTCCATCTCATCGCATTATCAATACCCTCATCATTCCAAAGATATAATCTCTTGTAATCTTCAGGTTTATTTTCCATCAATGAATCATAATGGTTAAGTAATTCATCAAACCATTCACCACATTTTTTATTGTAAACATAAAGACAAATGTGCATATATGGGTTACGTTTACCTATACCCCATTCATTAGCAAGTTGTTCGTTGAACAATTGGGATTTATTACCGTTATCGTACATACCAAAAAATTCCTCCTGTACATGAATATCAGCAATTGGGTAGTTTTCAATTTGATTAAAGTATTGTCTAATGTTATCAATATTGTGATTAACAACAACATCACCATCAACCCATACAAAGTTTTCAAAATTCTCTTTTAATGCCTCAATACATGACCATTGTTTCCAATACCATTTATCGTGTTCTGATATTTTAGGTACATTTACCGTTCTCTTAATGACGTTTGGATAATCGAATGGAACCTCACAATCAATACCGTAAACCAAAATCTTTTGTTCTGAGAATTCTAATAGGGATTGGACTAACTTTTCAATCACAGGCATATATCCTAAATTACCAGTTGTTACAAATGCAAATGGTTTTTTATTTCTTTCTAAAATTTCACACGCTCCTTTAGCAACTGTATCCCAATTAAATTTCGCGTGAATATCTTTAGCATCACTAACCGCCTTTATCCACATTGCGGTGTTATAATCATACGCCTGTCTCATCTGACGCTTTAAATCGTCCCAATCTGGTTCACAATATTCACCAGGAAATTCTTTGTGTTCGATATTTGCCGGTCTTAATGATTTAATCGCAACAGGTACACCCTTACCTTCGGCAAATTGTAATTGACCACCCCAATTGGAATAGATGGACGGTGTACCACAGGCCATTGCTTCAATTAACGGTAGGTTCCAACCTTCACTACGGGCACACGATACAAATACATGTGCCTCTTGTAGATATTTCACATAATCTTTCCTTGGTGGGAATTTAACAAACTTAATATTCTTTGTGTCAATATTATGATGTTTAATCCTCTCTTCAGTTGATTTTAATCCATCATATGGGTATGGGTTCTCGACTGATGCGATTAATTCAACATCATCCACGTCTTTAAACTCTTCAGCAAACGCTTGGAGTACTTCTGTTGTTCCTTTTCTATAATCCCATCTACCAAAATGTACAAATTGTATTTTATCTCTTTTAGGGAATTTTTTAATTGGTTTAAACGTATCAACATCAACACCTTCAGGTACAATAAAAATCTTTTCTTTTGGATAACCTTGTTCAACTAAACAATCAAATTGCCATTGAGTTGGTACCCACATCTCATCAAACTTTAATAATTGATTAAAGAACTCATCGGGATAACGTGTTGATTCCCATACATTATAGGCAATCTTATAACCCACATAATCATCGAAGAAGTAGTGATTATTGGTTTCCATAAGTACAATGTGTACATCTGGCGTAAAGTCACCTTTATAGTCGTACATCGGTTCATCCACTCTCCCATTACCGTCTGCTTTATGTAATGTCTGTAAAATCAACATATCCCCCATTTCTTTGGTGAAGTATGGTTCACCGTCATGAGGTCTATTATTCATACCCTTCCAACTATTTCCAATGGTGAGGTTTCTGACTTTTACTGTATGGTACTTGTTAAGTGCACAGAAGAATGAACGTGCGTGGTTTGCGTAACCAGTAGTACCTATGAATGGTGCGTGTGCTAATATTTTCATTAGATAAAATATATGTAATTTTATCTATTAAATCAACTTTTGGTGGTTAAATTAGTTTTTTATTATCCATACTTGAGTATATATAATGAGCAAAATCTAAATGTCCGTTGAAAGAGAAGTGGGTGTCGTTTACTTTCCCACCCGTATGGTCTTTAATTGTTTGGAATGATCTGTATATTCCGTCGTCATCTTCCAATGACCACATATAAAAGAAACGTATTTTTTTATCACTTACAAATCTATTTTTTAAGAATTCAAAACGTTTTCTACACCTTTCTTTATAAAATTGATGGTTTGAAAAATGGTATTGGAAATTGACTATTGATTCCATTTTTTCTAAATCTTCTTCATTGTCTGGTGTTCTTACAATATTTTTAGCACCTTCATATGACGAAAGTACGTTACACAATGAATCACCGATTGGAACGTCCATTCTACCGTACAATGTTGTATTAATTATTACAACATCTTTTTCTTCAATGATATCAAAATTATCTAATATGGTATCAAAAATATAATCATTTGACACGCCATTCTTACCCAAATTTTTAACCTCGTAGTTTAATAACTTACCTAAATGATTTACCCAAACATCATCATCTTCTTTTTTATATGGTAGATACTCTTTTTTAGTCTCAGACACACATAACTCATTACATCCGTGACCGAATGTCATTGAATCTCCAAATGTCCAAAGTATACCCATTATATTAATTTTTTATTTTTTATGAAACTACCAATCATATTCTTTTCCGCCATATGACACACCCCATTAACATTTAAATTTTCAAAAGATGGGTTTTCAGTATATAGATAATTGATGTCATTAAAATATACATTTAAATATTGTTGGTTTAAAGTAATTGGTGGTATATTGTTATATTTTTTTGTAAAAAAATCATAGTTTAAATCAACAACATTCAATACATCAGAATAAGTCTTATTAACATTAATATAATTATTTGTGGCGATTATACATGTGTTATTTAATTCATTAAACCTCAATGGAGTGTCTGAATATCTTTTATAAATTTCGGTAAAATGATTAGTTTGTATTTCTGTTAGTGGATGTTTATACCCCAAATTTAATTTGTTGGCGTCTATAATTTTCAATAATTTATTAAAATCGTTCACCACTAAATCATTATCTAAGTGTACAAACGGAAAAGATATCGATGCCAATACTTTTAATTTAGGATATGACCATAACGTAGGTTGTTTATATGTTTTGTCAATTTGAAACTCGACCCATTCATATTTTAACTCGGTGTCTTTAAAATAATCTTTATCTGAATATATTATGGGGATTATATTTTGATTATTTAAATTCCCAATAGAATATTTTAAATAAATTTCGGTGGTCTCCTTAAGTCTAATTGGTAGATAAGTGAATATTACTCTCATTATATTAATGATTTTTTAACAACTAACTCCGTCTTTAAACCACCATCAATTATTAAGTCCAATAGTGAATTTTCATTTTCAATTTTACACATCAATTTACTATGAACTAAATCCGACCACTCCTTACATAGTTTATAGTTCCTATCAAAATTTTGTAAGAATTTATCAACAAATTCAGCAAATAATTTGGCATTTGTTCTACATCTTTTTGAGTCTTCATAAAATGGATGTGATGGGACATCTAACATCCTTTCAATCATTTGTAATGGATACTCGTGTGTTGATATAAAAGGTATACCCGACAATAACAATGAAAATGTTTTTTCTGAAAGGTATTGTGATGTAAACTCTCTATTACCCCAAGACCAACTTTCACATAATATTTGCATCTTAGCCTTCGGTAAAACTCTGAAAAACATATCCATATAACCTTGGTGATTTGTAATCCAAGATATGTCAGAAAAATCATTATTACCTGTCACCGAATTTTTATTTATGTGTTCAATTTCAGGTGCATTTTTTTGGTAACTTGGGTTTTGTAATGAATCACTATGTTGTAGATATAATCCATCTATTTTTAATTTACTCAATTCATTTATGATATTAACACGATTAATTTTATGATTTTTAATACTATACATTAAATCATAATCAAATGTCAATTTATCGTATACTTGTTTAAATTCGTAAAACCATCTAATTGCAATTATTTCATTCCATTGAAATATGGTGTTTGTTAAAGCATAATAAAAATTTGGATATTGTAATTCTAAATTCTTATTTAAAAATATATTATCGGTTATAAAGTGATGATTTTTTAACTCACCCATGAGTGATTCGATTTCTAACCAATTTTCATCGATGATACTTGTGTCTTTGGTTTGTAAAATTTTTTCAGTTCTAAAATAACCAATTAACCATTTTTGGTTTTTTGGGCAATCCCTTAATAATTTAATGAATATTTTTAAAATTTGTTGACTCTCCCTTTCCATATAATCCCTATCAGGTTCTATCTTACCAATTTTAGGGTCAGTTTCTCCATTGAAAAATGCAGTAAAATAATCTAACATATGATACCCATCATCTTCAAAACTAATTTCTTGTTTAAAGATGAATTCAATATCTACATTTTTATATTTAGAAAATACACTACCTTCATTATTTTTAATAAAATATTCTCTATTAGTAGTATTATGTGCTAATTTATAAAATATAGATTTTTGATGTGGGTGATGGATATATATTTTCATTTCTATATTATACTTTTATCAAAATCATTTCGATTACCTTTTCGTAATCTATCTTTATCAGATGAATCATATATATCTTCATAATAGGTAATTGGTATATTTAATTCGTTTGATATAAATTTTAACTCATCATTCCATTTCAATATATTATGATATTCTTCGTCATAATTAGATGTCTTTTCCCAAAGATATGGTTGATTAGATTTAAAACTTTTTTGTTTTTCTTTATACATTAAATAAGACCAACTTTCCGCACAATCCGTCAAATTTTTTCTTGATAATAAAACGACCTCATCAAAATTTTTTGTTAATTCAATTAACCAATTAATTCGATTTTCTTCGTTTACATAATATGGTAAATGAAATATGATAGTTTTAAGAACAATTTTTTTAAAGTCGGTTAATGGTGATAACCCAACGCTTGGATTAAATGGTTCAAATTCATATTTAAATTTATTATAAGTCGATAGTCTTCTACCCAATTCAGACGACCCAGTTCTTGGTAATGCAATTATTAAAATACTCATATTAATGTGTCATTTATCTTTATTTTAGGATAATTAAAATCGGTTTCGGTCATCCAAATGTTTAACGCATACCTAATTCCATTTGTTACCGGTAAAACTCCGTGATATGTTTCAGAACCGTTAAATGAAATACAATCTCCTAATTTTAAATTACAAATAGTTAATCCCTCTAATGTTTCAAAATGAAATGGTGGGTTATTTTGTTCAGTTAATACAAATTGTCCACCCTCAAAACCTTCTGATAAAACTATTACTGTAGTTAATTCACTTGATTTATCTTTATGTAAATTAAGATATCTACCATTATAATATGATGTTAAACTGATGTTAAAATTTTTTAGGTTGAACGTGTCATAATCAAACCATAAACTAAAATCTCCGTTTTTATAATTGGTTGTTAATAAGTCAATTATTTTCTTTTTAAACTCTTCATCATATATTCTCCTACAATCCCAAGATTCCGTTGGTTTGTAAGAAAAGGGTTCTCCATATTTAAGACAAAATTTAATTATCTCTTTTGCCAAATCCTCATCACAAAAATTATTGTTTATTGTATAATTCATAACAAATACGAATTTTTTGATTTACTATGTGTTAATAAATTACCCTGACTTATAAATTCATATAATTCATGAGCAATCAATTTATATCCATTACTACTTGGATGTTTGCCAGCGGTGGTGTCAACCCAATGGTTATTATCTTCCCACACATCTTTTCTATTTGTGTCGATTAATAAATTAGCCATTGTTTTACTTCTACAACCCCAATACCTATTATCATCAATCAAATGGGTTTTATCAACTAAAACATCGATATTTTTATTAATCATAGTGTCAAATGCATCACAAAAAACATATCTAATTCCCAATTCTTTAAACATAAATTGTAAATGTAGAATATAATTTTGATTAATTATATCATAGTAGGTGTCGTTAAACAAATTACTAATATAGTAATCTCTAAAATTTTTTACCGCCCTATTATAATTCGCATTATCTCCATTAACACCGTCGAAAATGTATTTGAAAAGATGTTGTTTACTTTTATATCGTTGACCCCAAATGTGAAAATTATTCTCATTTGGAAAAAATGGTAATTGATCTCTTAATGAGGAAGACCACATAATAACAACAAAATCGTCTTGAGTGACGATTTCATTTTTTAATTGATAAGAAATTGAATTGAATATTGCATTGTTAGAAAATGCACCCACTCCATTATTTTTAACTTCACAATTGAGTAATTCCGATAAATGTTTTGGCCAACAATATTTTTGTCTTATGTTAGTTCTTTCTTCATCATTATCTGTGGTATATTCATCTTTAATATTCCCACCAACCCCCTCAGTCCAACTATCCCCATATGTAAATAACTTCATGAAACATTGTCTTATTCTCCCAAGTGTTTAACCTTAATTGCTGTCACAACCGCTTGAAATGCGGTTGCTGCTTTTGTTTTTAATTCACTTGAAATTGGTGCAACAATTGTTTTAATTGTTTGTGCGGGTCTTTCTATTCTTTCTTTTACTGCCATGATATTTTTATTTTAATTTTATTTTTTTATTTTAAATTTTTGCCGGTGGTTGACCGCCACCACCACAGTTTCCACAATACCATGAATGACAATAATAACCACAAAATACCCAAGGGCACCAACATCCATTGTGCATTATACCAAAATCACCTTCACCAAAATCAACTAAGAATAAATCCGAAGGTTCAAAATCTAAAGTATATATTGTTTTTTGTGCATGTTCCATTTCTAATCCAGAGATGGTTACCGTTGTTAATTCATTGGTGTTTGCATCGGTAATGACCAATTTATCACCAACATACATTTTATTAAGTTTTTCAAATCTCGTATATGTGGAGTCTTTTTCTTCAATATAATATGTTGCAGAAGGTGCATCTGTCCAAGTCCTACCGTCCGATAAAGTTATACGAATATAAATTGTGTCGACCGTAGATGATACAATTGATTCTAATGATGTCCCACTTTGGGTTAGAGTTGAATTATCTTGTACAAGTGTGCTGTCCCACCCAAATGTGGTCATTTTATTTTCTTCAAATTTAGATGCTTCGTTACCATTTAAATCGATATAATTAATAGAACGAACATAGTCCCCTATTTGTATTGTATCAACATCTGTTAATGTTCCATCTTGTTTTAATATAAAACTATCATCATCAGTGTGATAATCATTCACAGCATAGTTACCTAATTCTTTAGTAATATATTTGTATCTACTTTTCTGATTTAACTTATTAGTTCCTGTAACAAACTCATCATTTGAAAATGTTATTGGGATAATTGTCGATTGAGTGTATCCCCCCATATTTATAACATCCAATTCGGAACCATAAATTATGTCAATACTTCGTATAATTGAATATCTACCTTGGACTAAGTTGTTTTCGGAAAAAATAAATTCTTGAGCTAAATGATTTGGTTCAATACTTGTTTTTAAAGTATCTAATTCTAATACATTTGAAACCCTGTATAATTCGGGATAAGTTTTACCATCATATTCAGGATACCTAGCCTTTACTAAAACATTTGGATTTGTGGTTGTGTCAAAATCAACACTATCTAATTCATTTAAAGATAATGTCTCTGACGTGAAATAAGTTTTAGGAATATAAGTTGTTCCTGAAATTAAATTAAAAAATTCAAATTTGTCAGCACAATATGTTTCATCAACTAACGCGGTTGTATCAAACGACTGTCTTAATATAAATTTATTGGGTCCGTCCTCAACATATGGTACTGTAACTGAATTAACAGGAACTGAATAATCTGTGAATGAAATGTTATTTTCAATACATTTTTCTTCTAAAATTTTCATGAATCTGAAATTCTCATTTAATGGTTTATAAGAGGACCCCTCTGTCCATATAAAATGAAATTCGGTAATATTATTTGTGTTAAGTACATCAAATAATGATGTGTAATCTAATAAATCCGCACCTTCATTATAAATTGTTGTGTTCGTGTTAATTTCTAAAAATTTAACCGAATCACCTGATTGTAGTAAATCACTACCAATTATTGTTGCTTTCATATAAGTTTTTATTCTTGTTTATAAATATACCGATAAGAATATAAATTGAAAAGTCTTTACAACTTTTTATTTAAATTATATATATGTATATATTGTATTTTATATTAATGTATTTGAGTCTTTAGTCAGGATTGGTTTCATGTATTGTGAATCAATATCGAACCATTTTTTTTTTGTGCAGGGATTGAAATTTTTAGAAAAAACCTTTTTGTTTATTACACATCCACAGTGATTACAATATGATGACCATTTTACCCCTTTCAACACTTCTTTTTTATATTCACAAGTCAAACAAACGTTTAATCTTTTTTGAGCCAATTCTTCTTGAATTTCTGTTGGGTTAAACGAAGTTTTCCACGCCTCAAAAATTTCTTTGTAATCAATCATATTAAATTAATGTTTTATTTGTTTTTGGTAAATCATAATAATCATAAATACTGTTATATTTTTTTACAAACTCATTATCTAATTTTAAATTACAATCTATATGTTTACTTGAATTTACTTTTTTAAGTTTGAATGGTTTCTTAGTTATATCTGAAATCCATTCTTCCATTTCAGATAAATTATCCATATCAAACCAAATTATATTTTTATTATGATTGTGCCAAAATGATGCAGGTGTTAGTAAAATATCTAATATGTTTATTATATATTCTTCGGAATACAGTGATAATGTTTTTGGTATTACTTTTGAATTACTTATCAATTCATTCTTATATAAATAATCATTAATTGTTTCCCATCTACGTTTTTTAGATACTAAATCGTCAGTATTCCAAAAAAATAAATCATTAGAAGATAGATTTGAAAAGTGTTGAGACACTTTATTAAATCCAGCACGTTCTAAATCAAATATAGCATGTTTAAATAGTGAATAAAAAGTATTATGTCTATTACGATTAACAGCTATTACTGGAAAATTAAAACCAAATTTTCTATGTATTTCATTCAATGGTTCATGTCCATGAGCAATATAATTCATTATATCAGATTCATTTATATTTTTAAAATCAATTTTTGAATTTTCAATTTCCCAATTCGATTCCGTACTCTTTATCTCAAAGTTGTGTAATATACATGAATAATGAAATGAAGTAGAACCACATCTTGGTAAACTTACATATATAAATTTATTTTCTACTAACATTATATTAAGGATTTTTTAATTAGTTTAGATGGCCATACGTTTATTGAATATCTTACACCACTAGTTACTGTATCTACTGAATGTAGTATTGCCGAATCGAATATAAAAATACTACCTTGTTTTTTATTAACCGAATATTCTATCTTATTGTTTAGGTATTTTACGTCACCACCTTCATATTCATCGTTGAGTTGGATGACATAGGTTATCGTTGCACCATTTATTATTTCATGTGAATCAGAATGCCAATCTAAAAAATCACCCACTCCATATTTGTTAAATGAATATTTTGGCACTCCGTTGTATTGTATTCCGTTATATGGAGATAATTCATTTGACAATTTTATTATTTTATCAGATAATGTTTTTATTATAGGTTTTTGTAAATATTCATTTGTAAAATAACAACCCATTCTTTTATTACCATCATATTCAATATTTTGACTCATTACTATCCCGTTCACCATATATGATGATTTCATTTGAATTAACTCATTTGAATTTCCCATTTTTATTATTTCATTACATTCAAATGGTGTTAAAAAATTTTCTATATATTTTATGAACATATTATATAATACTTTTTTCTTTTTTAATAAATTCAAATCCAACGTTACCCGCCATAACGATTCTATCTATTGTTGAGTTTGGTGCATTATTGGGTGCATGTGGCATATCACCCTCCATTATTATTAAGTCGTCTTCTTCGGGTCTAATCCAATATTCTTTTTTATTTTTACCTTTAAAGTATATGACCCCGTCTTCACCGTTCATTACATCTGGCATTTGTATGTAATAAACATATGTGTAATGAGGAAAAAATGATTTCATTTCTTTATTTATATCGGTATGAACGTGAAATTTATCAACACCTTTTAAGTCTTCATGTTGAAATTGTATTTGAACTGGATTTTTTGATCTTACAACATTAACCCAAGCATCTGTATTAATTTTATTGTATGTGGTATTTGTTTCTTCGTAAAGTTTTTTACAAGAATTTATCCCTATCTGTGCAATTTCGTCTAGCTTTGTTTCAATATTAATTTCACCAATAAAGTTTATATTTTGATTCCATTCTTTTTTATAACCAAACCCATCCGTTTTAATGTGTGGTTGTGATTCAATTACGGAATGTGCCTCCTTTAAGAAAAACGGTTTATCATCTAACTTATTTAATTTAGTTCTCCATAAAAAAGTGGTTTCATCAAAATATATTTTTTCCATATTATATCAATTCTTTTTTCTGTATTTTTTTATTTTTTTTGAATATTGCTTGATAATTGTTCACAAAAAATGTAAGTTCGTTTGGTGAAGTTTCTTCTAATTCAAACAATTTTAACAATTCAATGTTAGTATTAGTATTTATTGAATTATTTTTATCTAATATTCTTTTTAATTTTTTCGGTACTTCCATTGATGTACAATCTTTCCAAAATTGGGTATCGTCTCTTTCACATAAATAATGGTATCGAATAAACATTAAGTTTTGTTCGTAAATTTCCTTACACCATTTATTGAATCTTTCTTTGTGATTTTCATTAAAATTTAAATCAATCAATCTCTTTAACTGCATTATTGTTGACATTAAAGATGTGGCTTCTAATGGTTCTATAAATCCATATGATAATCCAATAGCAATTGAATTACCAATCCAACTTCTTTCAAACACCCCCGGCTTAAAATCAAATACTTTTTGTACAATTATCTCATAACCAAAATATTCTTCTACTTCTTTTTTTGCCTCTTCAATTGTACAATATTTATCGTTGTGAACATATCCACATCCCCATCTATGTTGTAATGGTATATTAAACATCCATCCGTTATTCATTGATACCATTTTTGTATGAGTTTTATCACTCATGGTATAT